AGGCCGGGAACGCGAGCCCGCCGGTCAGCCCGGCGAGCGGCAGCGTGGTCGCGGCAGCGTCGAACCAGCACGGGTCCGGCGCCTGCAGGTCCACCACGACTTCCTGCCAGACCCGACCCTGTGCCTGCCGGCCGGGAGTGAACGAGGGCGAGCCGGAGAGGGCCACGCACCGGAGCGCATACTGCGTCCCGTCTTCCTGCGTCCAGACCAGGGTGCCGGGGCCGTAGCGTGGGTTGAAGGCCGCGGCGATCCGCCGGCGCTTCTGCTCGACTCCTGCCCGGTCCGGTGCGAGGAGGAGGAACCGGACCATCAGCGTGCGGGGCGACAGCCGGACGGTCTGCAGAGTCGTGCCGTCCTGGTAGGCTCCCCGCCGGGTCTGGATCTCGATGTCGGTGCCGCCGAACCCGTCGCTAGAGAGGTAGTGGAACATCGGCTCGGGGGCGGCCTGTGACGGGTCTGCGATCACCAGCGTGTCGCCGTTCGCGGCGAACCAGGTCAGGTGCATCAGAGCACCACCTGTGTCCCGATGTTCCGGAGGGTGCGTTTCGTCGTGTTCATCATCGTGCTCGCGTCAGCGGCCGGGGAGTTGACGTTAAGGTTCTCGATGTACATCCCCGCGGCCGCCGTCTGCCGCCGCACCTGTTCGGGGGTGAGCGAGGGTTCGCTTGATGGCGGCGTTGCGGCGACGGCTGGTGAGGCCCCTGCCCCCCCTGCGACTGCGGCGGTTGACTGTGTCGCGACCGCGAACGCAGGCGACGAGTAGGTAGGGACCTGGATCTGGATTTTCGGGATCTCCGGCAGGCCGCCGATCGGGTGGCCGTCCTCGCCGTATTCGACGTGATAGGTCCGGGCGATGGCCGGGTTGTCATTGACGTACTTGACGTATTCAGCCCAGTTCGCCGACTTGACATCCAGCGCCTCGTTTTCTATCTGGCTCATCAGGTTCTCGTGGGCGATCTGCGCCTCCTCCCGCTTCTCCAGCGCAACGTCGAGTTTCTCCTGCTCGTCTTCGAGCATCTGGCTGATCTCGTCAAGCCGCGCCTGGGCGCTGGAGACACTCTCGCCGTTGAGCGCCTTCTCGATCTCGACCTTCTCATTCTGCGCGTCGGATGCCTCCTGCAGAGCGTCCTGATACCGATCCTGAGCATCGGCGACGTCGAGCACTGCCTCGCGCTCCTGGAGATAGAGGTCGGTGAGTTTCTCCTTCGCGGCCGCGTCTCCCTGCCGGGCCAGCGCCTCTGTCTCCTTGATCTCTTCCTTGAGCGCGGCGAGATCGCGTTCTGCCCGGATACGCCGGATATCGGCCCGTTCGACCTCTCGATCGGCGTCCTTGATCTTGTCTTCGATCCCAAGCGCCTTGTCGATCGTCTCCTTGAGCTTGTTGTACTCCTTCTGCAGCTCCGTGACCTTCCTCTGGTGCCCGGTGACCGCCTTCGACGCCTGCTCATACGCAGTCTTCGCCCCGTCGGCGAGCCGCCGGGTCTGGAGTTCGGTGTCCCGAACGGCCTGCGCCGCCCGGTTCTCGGCGAGTTTCAGGTCGAGCGCGGAGAGCGCCGCGTCCTTCTGCGCCTGCGTCATGCTACCGAGCGCGACCGTGCCATCCTTGATCGCTTCGGTCGTGTCTTCAAACTCGCGGGTGAGGTCGCCGGTCGCGAGTTTGTGCCAGCCGGTCGCCTGAGTCGCCTGTCGGGTTGCGAGCGTGCCCCGGTCGGTAACGACCGTCTGCGCTTTGAGCGCCTCGATGTTGGCGAGGATCTCCTGCTCTTCCGCCTTGAGCACGTCGATCTCGTCCTCGATCGTCTCGGTGCTCTTCTTGGTGAGGTCGTTTACCTCCCGGAGTGCGTCAGCGTATTCGTTCGTCGCGTCGGCTGCATCGTTTGTGGACGCGATCAGCGGCAGGAGTACAGCACCGAGAGTAGTCACCCCGATGATCGCCAGCCCGAGCGGGTTCGCCATGATGGCGGCGGTGAACCCTTTCGTGGCGATGGTGGCGGCGATCGTCGATGCTTGGTAGGTGCGGTAGAGGGAGATCGTCGTACCGAGCGATCCTGCCAGCGTGCCGATCCCCCAGATCGCCGGCCCGGTCGCAGCGGCGAAAAGTCCAGTGGTGACGATCACTCGCTGCGTCCCCTCGTCTAGGTTCGAGAGCCAGTTGGCAAGACTCGTCGCGCCATCGATCGCGGGCATCAGCGCGTCTGCGATGAGGTCGCCGAACGTGATGTTGAGGGTCTCGACAGCACCCTCCAGTTCACGGAGTGAGCCACCGACTCCGCCCTCCATCGTCTCGGCCATCCGCAACGCGGCGCCGTCGCAGTCTTCGAGGGCGGCGGTATATTTCTCAATACCGTCACCGCCCGCTCGGATCAGGGCGAGCATCGCCGGCCCTGCCCGGTCGCCGAAGAGCGTCATAGCGTCGCCGGTGGAGAGGCCTGCAGCGCCGAGTGTATCGATGATCTCGGCGAGGCTGTGTATCTGCGGGTCGACGTCGGCGGCAGTGAGACCGTAGCTCGCGAGGACATTGGTCGCCTGAGTTGTCGGCGAGAGAAGTGATGATAGCGCGCCCCTGAGTGCCGTTCCCGCCATTGTGCCCTGGATGCCGGCATTACTCATCACCTGGATGGCGGCGGTCGTCTCCTCGATCGAGAGCCCGGCAGACGACGCGACCGGCCCGACATAGGCCATCGCGTGCCCGAGTTGCTCGACGGAGGTGTTCGACGAGGACGCTGCCTGTGCGAGCACGTCTGAGACATGGGCGAGGTCGCTCACCTCCAGGTTAAACCCGGAGAGGACGTTGGTGGAGATGTCGGCTGCGACCCCCAACTCCATCGCCCCGGCAGACGCGAGGGAGAGCATCTGCGGCGTGGCCTCAAGGATCTCGTTCGTCGAGAGCCCGGCCATACCGAGATACCGCATCGCTTCGGCAGACTCGGATGCCGACCATGCGGTGCTCGCGCCGAGGTCGATCGCCTGCTGCCGGAGCCGGTCAAACTGATCTCCAGTCGCCCCGGTGACCGCCGCGACCTGCCGCATCGAGTCGTCGAAGTCGACCGCAGTCTTGAGCATCAGCCCGCCTGCGAGCACGAGTGGGGCGGAGACCTTCATCGTGAGGTCGGAGCCGACGCTCGTCAGGGATTTGCCGATGCTCTTGAGGTCGCCCTCTAACCCTTCGGTGCGTTTGACCGCCTCGTCGTATGCCCGGGTCAACCCGGCGATATCGCCTACGATCTCGACGACGAGTTTACCTGCACTAGTCTCACCGACCATCTATCTCCCTCCTGATCCTGGACCCATACCGCTGCTCGATCCGCTCGACGTCGGGTCCATCCCCCTCCTGCGAGGGCGGGCTCGTATGGGTCTCGGGCGTCACGGTCCCCGTCAAATCCCTCGCGTATGCATCGAACATGATCACCTGCGCCCACGATAGGCGATCGAGGCAGTAATCCGGCGTCCACCCGTAGATTCGGCACAGGTGGGCGACGATCCGACCTGCCTCGATTACGGGTTTTTTGCACCCCCCTCCTGTTTAGGGGTCTGCCGGTTCCCGCCCCCCCAGTGTCGATATGCCTGCATCTGGACGACTGCAGTCAATCCCGCGAGCTGCGGCCGGGTCAGCTTCGTCTCCAGCCACTCGGCGGTGATCTTGGGGTTGGATTGCTTGCAGATGGCCGCGATCGCCGGGATCATCTCATCGTCGGGGATCTTGTCCCATCCCCCGAATTTCTGCGTCGCCTGGGTGAGGAGGAGTGTCCCGCGTGCCGGGACAATAGTGAGATCGATCTCCTCGATCTCGTCGCCGTTCCCGATCCTGACGATCACCGGCTTTGGCGAAAGGGTGGAGAGGTCGATGATCTCAACCATGTCACACCTCACGCCGCCGGGGTCTTCGGGGCCTGCATATCGACGATCTCAAAGAGCTGTTCGCCCTCGGTCTTCGCGAGATCCTGCACGCCGGTGAACTCCAGAGGGATTGCAGCGGGGGCGAGGTCCGCGTCCGGGCTGAACGCTTGTTCGAGCCCCTTCGTCACCTGCGCCTTATAGACCGTCACCTGATAGGTCTTCCCGCCCGCATTGGTGTTCGTCAGCCGCACGGAGATATACCCGAGGTCCGTTTTCCCACCGGTTTTGAACGTGTCCGTCCCGGCGGCACTCTCGATCGTATCGAGTGACCCCCGGAGTGCGGCGAGCCCCGTCAGCGTCGGTTCTATCCACTCGCAGGTGACGACGACCGTCTGGTCCTTGACCTTGCGGATCGGCGGGGTGTTGTCGGGCGCGATGGTCGCGC